CAAAGACCCAGAACGGCCAACCGAGCTTTACAAAAGGTTTCTTGGATGGCTGTGAGCACCCAATTGCCAAGATGATTGTGGAGGCGCGCGAGACCAACAAAACGCACAGCACCTTTCTGCAGCCGTACCTCAACTTCAGCGCCAAGACAGGACGTATCCATCCCCACGTCAACCAGATGCGCTCAGACGATGGCGGCACCGTTACAGGACGTCTGTCCATGGCCAACCCGAACCTGCAGCAAGTCCCTGCCCGACACGAGATCATCGGCCCCATGGTGCGCAGCCTGTTTCTGCCAGAAGACGGCGAAATGTGGGCATCAAATGACTTCTCTTCACAGGAGCCGCGCCTCTTAGTTCACTATGCTTCGCTCCTCGATTTACCCGGAGCCGACAAGATGGTGGACGCCTATCAGCACGACCCCAACACCGACTTTCACCAGATGGTTGCCGACATGGCAGGCATCAAAAGGAAAGCTGCCAAGACCATTGGCCTTGGCTTGATGTATGGCATGGGCAAAAACAAACTGGCAGCGCAGCTTGACCTGAACCTCGACGAAGCGTCCGAGTTGATCGACCAATTCCACAGGAATGTCCCGTTTCTGAAAGGCACAGTCAATGCCGTGATGAAACGGATCGAGCATCCCGCATCAGGCGGATCCATTCGCACCCTTCTTGGACGCAAGTGCCGGTTCCCCCTATGGGAGCCAATGGAGTGGGGCGTGAACAAAGCTCTCCCACGTGAGCAAGCCGTCATGGAATACGGCCAACGGATCAAGCGCGCAGGCACCTACAAGGGTTTGAACCGCCTCATCCAAGGGTCAGCCGCCGACCAGACAAAGGCAGCAATGGTTGCGTTAGCTCGGGAGGGGATCATGCCCATGCTGCAGGTTCACGATGAACTGGCATTGAGCGTCAAGACAAAGGAAGAAGCGCAGCGTGCAGCAGAAATTATGGCAACGTGCGTCAACATGCAAGTCCCCAGTCGGTGCGATGTGGAAGTCGGACCGAGCTGGGGTGAGGCCAAATAATCAGCGGACGCGCCCTTCAAGGCGGTCTGCTACCAACTTGGCGTAGCCGGCAATATCTAGCCAGTGGTCAACCACATCAGGATTGCCGTTCACAATGCGGCCAATCTTGTGGATGATCATGTCCATGGCCTCGGCCTGATCATGTGCCAACGTCTTGTCACGATTGTTTAGAGCATTCTGTACAACACGTTTTAGCATTTGAATGACTTCAGCGCCCTCGATAAACTTGCCGTACTCCACGGCCCGAGCGTCAAGGGTTGCATCCACTTCGTCCTCGTACATCTCAATTCCCGTTTGCTCCTGCTCTTGGGAATTTCCTGTTTCATTTAGTTTTTCCCACTCCTCCCCAAACTTGTCCAAGGGAATTCCTAATTTGTTTGCAAAGTCTATTTCTCTACGGGTAAGCAGGAATCTTCTAGGTGTTTTGTCACCCAATTGCTTCCTCATCATGTCTAGGCCCTCGACCGCCTGAAGATACTCCACAGGGTCAATTCCCAATTTGTCAGCAATCATTTGTTGCTGTTCTGTCAGGACAGCAACGCCTGCAGGGGTAAGTGAAACAAGCTGATCAGCCCTCTTGGGGAAGTTAAAACCGGTCTTTCGCATCTTACTGCGTAGGACATAAACCGACTGTTTAGTCAGGTTGAACCGCGACGCTACCTCGTTGACCGAGGCAGCGGGATTACTCTCCAGAAACGCCTGAGCGCGTTTAAATACTGATGGAACTTTACGTTTTCTAGCTTTCATATTGGACTTTCTTGATATTGCGATTGCTCGCGTTGGGTTGGTTTAGGAAAGAACTTTGGGTCAAGTCTTGTGAATGGCCACCACGCCATCAGTTGTTCTTGACTCAAAGGTTTTTGGGGCTCTTGGGACTGCAGCTTCTTTTGAATTGTTAAAGACTTCATAATATTTCTTAGGCATCGGTGCCTTCTTATCTAACAGGTTGCGCAGCCATTCCGCGCCACCTAATTGGTTGAGAATCATCCACTGTCTGTCAGACATCCTCACTTGTCTTCCGATCAGTGGCTCGGGTGGTTTTGGCCTTGGCATGTTGTATTAAATTCCCTGTTGTTACTCGTTTTGTCCAGCAGCAAGCGCAAATCCACTTTGCTGCACTCATTTGTATCCCACCTTCCGGTGGCCGTTTCTCTTCGCATTTATTACAAAGTTGTAATTGATGGACATGCTGCTTGCTTCCAAGCCGTAAATGTTGCTTTGTGAAGCTCACGTTTTCATATTCCTTATGTAGGCAGCGAAACTGCCCGTTGTGTCCGGCCCAAAAGCCTTCATCTTCTCAATCTCCTTGGCTACCTCTTCAAGGACCAAATTGCGTTGCGTAGACAAGACCCATGGATCCTCTTCAAGCTGCTCAATGACCATCTGGCGCTTACGCCAACCCATGGCCTTCTCCCAAATGCTTAGTTCTTTCACGTTTTCTTCTCCTCAATGTTGTAAAACCAATCATCGCCCGCGGACCACTTGCGCGTGCCGTCCACTGTCCACAACCTCTGCGCTGCTTGGAAGTCAGGGAACTTCGTATCAGCAGGAACAAGACTTTGGTCATACCAGAGGCACCGATTGTTGGGCTGACAGGCAAACTGCCCGTTGTCCAAGGCCATAAAGTTAAAGCTCTTATGCTCCTCGGCCGTTTCTGTAAATCCTGTGTCCAAGTCCATGCCATCAGCACAGAAGTCCACAGTGAACAGGTAGCGCCCGAAATGCCATTCCTTATCCTTGCCAAGGAACTTCACACCAAGGTTGCGCAGGCCAATCTTTTCAATGATGGTGAATTGATAACCCATGCAATCCCATAACTGCAGGGTGTCAATGGGCAAATTACCGTGGTCCGCGTGCCACACATATGCATGGATTGGCAGCTTGTCGTACAGCGCCCCGTAATGCGGCAGCAGGGATTCAATCCTGAATACCTGACCGCGCAGCGCCTTTAAACTGACCCACACTGCCGGCTCCAACTCCCCATGGCCTTTGTGATCGTTGTACAGAAACTCACGTTTTACAAAACACTTTAAGGGCGGCAGTGATGCCACGATATAGCTCATGCCTTCTCCTTAAAAAACCATTTCCATTTACGTTTCTTGGCAATCTGTACAAGCCTTGTTGCGGCATACTTCTCAACAGATATTCCCATCTTGCGCGCTATCTCTACTTCATCTCGCATCAAAATAACTTTGCCAACCCTGTCTTCGCCCCTTACCTTTCGAACAATCATTTGTCTTCCTTAAGCTTGGCTTCTGCTTGCTCCATCATGCGTCGATAGATCTCAGGATCTTTCTCTTTAAGCCGCCCCAAAAACAGCGGCAGCCATGTTTCATCGGTAGGCAGATTGCGCATCAAATCACCCAGTTCTTTGTATGTGGTCATGTTTGTCCCCTTGCTCGGATTTCATTTGCTACTCCAGTTCTAGGCATGCCATTGCTATTCCAATTCTCAGCAATATCGGCACACGCCTCACGCTCCCGCTCAATGGCCAAGTTGACCAAGGCGACCAAATGCGGTGTTGATACAGTCCATGTTGTGTATTGATTATTTGCTGCAACCACTTCTCGTAGTGCCGTTAGGACTTCATCTTGTGTCATGCCTTCTCCTCATATTTGCTGCACTCTTCCAACCAAATAGGGTCAAAGTTCCACGGCCAATGGAACCAACCCTTCTGCGCAGCACGAGCATTGCCAGAGATCAAAGCCTTGGGCTCCAAGCATTGGATGTGGTGCGTCATGGGCAAAGGATCATGGTTCACGCACTTGTGGCAGTTAGGCCGGTCCACCTGCGGTTTGTAGTCTTCAAGATTGCTCATGCTCATCCTTTATCTTCTGACGATTGATCATGGCCTGCATGGGATCAATGTCCCCCATCAGCACATCAAGCAGCAACCGATCTATTGCCTTCAAGTGCTTTTCCAATGCAGCATTCTTGGTAACAAACTCCCCACAAGCCGCAACATAGGGCCGCAGCAGTTCTAGTTCTCTTTGCTCAGTCATAAGATTCCTCTCTCCTCATCTCTTCAAAATAAATAGGTGCGTCCTGCTCAATCCGAAAAATCACATCCGGATGCAAAACCCCGCTCAAGTCCACATTACTGTTAGGCAAGAACACCGAAATCAACGTCCATACCTCAGGGTAGTCCGGCTCCAACTTCATGCCAGACATGGGCTCAACAGAACCAACCTCAGCCGGCTCATACTCAAAAAAGCATTTGAGCGCCAATCCAAGCTCATCACACTCATACAAAAATTCATGCATAGTTACCCCACAGTCAAAATTATTAGAAAACCCACAATCAACGAACCTATCGTCACAGGCCACAAGGGCACAGGACGATGGATCGAGGACCATCCCATCAAAGCTGCCTGAACAAGCTCCTCGGAACTCGTCATCTCAGGAGGCGGAGGCTGATACATCAAACCAATCTGCACCTTCCCCGTGTTAAATGGCGTCACGCGCCCGTTTGTGCTGCTTACAGAGGTGAATTCATGCGCATTAGTGATCATAAGAAGCTCCCTTTGCTTTGGCTTTCATAGCATCCTTGTACGCCTGCTCAAAACCTTCTAAAAAGACTTCAACAGGCACGTCTAATTCTGCAGTCAGAATGGCTGAGGAGACAAGGCACGCGTACCAAGCTTCCGATGGTTTTGCAAAAGTATTTCCGCAAAAGTTAAGCAAAGTCTGCGCATTGTCCATGATCTGTTCGATCTGTTTATCCGGTGTATGTGGTAATTTACCCATGTCACTATCCTTTCTTTGTTAATGGTGTTTGTCTAAGTAGACAGGGTTATTATCATGCTTTTATCTAGTTAGGTCAATTACGTTGAATGTACTATTTCCTAGGGGTTTTCCCTTGGTTTTGGGGTTTTAGTGTGATGCATTATGGGACTGGGTGGATATACAGTGGTGGATTTGGGTGGGATGGGGGACCGCGGACCGAGGGTCAAAAAGGGGAAAAATGGCTCAAAAAGTAATACTAAGGTTTAGGTGCTATAGACCTTTTAGGGGTAAGGTATGTTTTTTTTTTTATTTTTGTGAGATTTGGCGTAATAGAC